GATAAGCACATAGTGACCGGGGCACTCATGATTCCCGATCAATTGATATATCGCAAATCGGAAAAATTCGGCGAGCACTATGTTAGATTTTCAGCAGAAACAATAAAAGAAATAGCCATAAAATTTGCAAAAAAAGGATTCCAAAAGAACGTTAATTTGATGCATGATGAAACGCTAGCGGTGGAAGGTGTAACAATGTTTGAAAGTTTCCTATCCGACAAAGCACGGGGCATTGCACCCATTGCCGCATTTGCAGATTTGCCCGATGGCAGTTGGTTTGGTTCATTCTATGTTGAAAATGACAAGGTTTGGCAGTTGGTAAAAGACAATCAATTGAGGGGTTTTAGAGTAGAGGGCATGTTTGATTATGTGCAACCAAAAAGTACAGATGAAGCCAAATTAATGGAGTTAAAAAATATTTTTGGACAATTTTAAAAAATCAATATTATATAGTATGGAAGCAAAAGAAATATTAGCACGCACCAAACAATTCTTTAATGATTTGATTGCTGCACCAACCGAAGCACCTGCACCCGTAGCCTTAATGGAATACGAATTAAAAGGCGGTGGCATGGTAACCATTGATAAATTGGAAGTTGGCGGAATCGTTCTTATTGATGGTAACGCAGCCTTGCCCGGCGAATACGAACTAACCGATGGCAGCAAAATGACCGTTGCCGATAACGGCGCAATAACCGCCATTACTTTGGCTGCACCTACTGAAGAGGTTGCACCTGAAATGGAGGACATGGGAACTAAGTTTGCAGCCTTTGAAAGTTTGACCGCTGGCAAATTTGCCGATTATGAAACCAAGTTTTCTGCCTACGAACAAAGATTTGCAGACTACGAAGTAAAAATGAAAAAGGCAAACAAGGTAATTGACGAACTTTTGAAACTTAGCACATTGCTAGTTGAAGCACCCACACAAGCACCCGATGCAGCCGTAAGAAATACAAACGCATTTGTAGAACAAAAGAAAAAAGATTACTCAATATTATTTTCATAAAAATTTAAACAACTTAAAAAATGGCATTAGCTTTTAGCGGTTTAACCGCATACACAAAACAGGAAATCAAACCGTTGCTAACCTCCGCAGTTTTCGGAGCGAAAACGCAACAGTTAATTATGGCCAAAGGTATTGTATTGACTGGCGTAAAATCCAGCGTTGCAATTCCAATCATGGATACAGACGCAGTGTTTCAAACACAAGATTGTTCTTTCTCTCCAAGCGGAACGACTACGTTTTCTCAAAAGACTATTACCGTAGGAAAAATTAAACTTGAAGAGAAGCTATGTCCGGCAGATTTCGAAGTTTACTTTACGCAACAAGCGTTGAGGAGCGGCTCGACATACGAAGATTTCGGAACGGCAGATTTCGCAAAGGCTTACTTCGATAAGAAAAATGCACGTATAGCTTCACAAATCGAAACCGCTATTTGGCAGGGTGATGTAACAGGCGCAGGCGGTGCGAATTTGACCAAGTTTGATGGCCTTCAAAAATTGATTGCCGCAGGATCTCCTGTTAATGCAAACGTTTCAGGTTTTACCGGTGTGACAGGTTCTCCAATCGCAACCGTAACCGCTGCAAATGTTGTTGCTGCAACTGAAGGAATTTATAAAGCTATTCCCGTAGCAGTTTTGGCAAAGGGTGATGTAAAAATCTTTGTAGGCAATGATTGGTATAGGCTTTTAATTATGGCTTATCGTGCTTTGAATTTGTTTGCTTATAATCCACAAGATTCTAACGCAGAAAGTTTTATACTTCCAGGTACAAATGTTGAAATCGTTTCTGTAAATGGTTTGAATACAACCGGTGATGCTTACGCGATTAGTTTGTCAAATATGGCTCTTGCAACAGACCTCGAAGCGGAAGAAAACAACTACAAGCTTTGGTATTCAATCGATAACAACGATGTACGGACAAGAATCGCTTTCAAGCTTGCCCCCGGTTTGGGATTCACAAATGAGGTTGTTTCATTCCTAGCAGCGATCTAAATTAATTAATCATAGCGCAGGCGAATAATTAAACATTCGCTTGCGCTTATAATACTTTAAAAAATGGCATGTGCAATAACAGCAGGTTATGTGATAGGATGTAGAGAGTCGATAGGAGGCATCGAAGCGGTTTATATTGCTGAATACGGCAACGTAACACTAAACGATGTAAGCGGTACAGTTACGGGCATTACAAAAGCTACAGGCAAAAGATATTTTAAGTTCGAAGTTCCAACAAAATCAACTGCAACCGCTACAAGCGAGGGAACAGGCAGCACCGAAAACGGAACTTTATTCTTCGAGCAAACAGTGGAATTACCTTTAAATAAAAGGGATGCAACCACACGCAATATCGTTACCACATTGGCCAAAAATAAACTGTCTATTATCACAAAAGATAAGGACGGAGTTTACAGGGCATATGGTAAAGCAAACGGCCTGTATTTAGACAGCACCGGAGGCATGACAGGCGCAGCCGCAGGGGATAAAAACGGCTATACATTGAAGTTTTCAGGAACTGAAATGGATGACTTTTTTGTAGTTGCCGATGCAGTAGGTCAAGTACTAGAAACCGCAGGATAAAAAAATAATTCACTTTAAAAAATTGCCCCCGACCGATTAAAAGTCGGGGGTTTTTTATATGCTTAATTTTACGAAAGGAAATATTGAAACTATCTATGTGACTGCAAATGAAAATGCTTCATTTGTAACATCATGTTTTCATTTTATTTTTACGAATAAAATCACGCTCGAAGTAGTAGATTTTATTGCAACAAATGTCAGCACAACAAAAAGATATGATAAATTTGCAATTAATATAAATACCTATTTTGAAAATTCAACATTAGGTTTTTATGGGTACGAAGTTTATGAAACTGAATGCCCTTTTGGTGGTGATGGGAAATTAGTTGAAACCGGATTTATGAATTTGCAGCCTGCCACACAATTTGAACCAACAGAATACACCGACCAAGCAAACACTTTTAAAGTTTACAATGGAGAATAATTATAACAATCTTATCAGCATCAAATTTGCAAAAGCGCAGCAACCTATTTTTAAAGAAAACAGGGGCAAAAAATATATTGAGTTTGGGATAAATAATGATTACCCAAACTACCTACTAGACCTGTATTCTGAAAGCCCAAAACACGGTAGCATTGTTAAGGGTAAAGCGTTTTACATATTCGGTAAAGGCTTCGAGGATGTGCCGCAAAACGCAAATACAAAAGGTGAAAGTTGGAATGAGGTAATGCAAAAATGTATCTTAGATAATGAACTTTTTGGAGGGTATTATTTGCAAATTATCTACAACCTTTTAGGGCAGATAAAAGATGTGTACCATATCGACTATCAAAAAGTAAGAACTAACGAAGCACAATCCGAATTTTTTGTAAAAAATGACTGGCAAAATAACCGTGAAGAGATGCGCCAATATAATGCATTTAATATAAACGAACCAACAGGAAGCCAAATATTATTTGTCAAGGAATACAACCCAAAAGGTAACGTTTACCCAACACCACATTATAATCAAGGGTTAAACTACATAGAAAGCGACATACAAATTAGCCGCCATATTTTAGGCAACGCTAAAGATGGATTTGTACCTTCAACGCTTATCAATTTGAACGGAGGCGAGCCCCAGGAAGAGGCAAAGGAAGCAGTTGAAAAAGGTATAAAAAAGAAGTTTACAGGTAGCGAAGCCGATAGTGTGGTTATCATGTTTAACAAATCGAAAGATAACGCCGCCGAAATTGTTAGTCTTGCATCAACTATGCTAACAAAGGAGGATTTTACCAATATCAATAAATTAATTCAGCAGGAAATTTACGCAGCACATTCGATTACTTCACCCGTTCTGTTTGGTATTCAATCAGATGCAGCGTTCGGAAGTGGCAGCGAAATTAGAGATGCTTACACCGTATTTAATAACGTTTACGTAAATTCAAAGCAACAACAATTTGAACTAGTTTTTAACAAGTTGATGCATTACACAGGCATAACAGAAGATTATACTATTGTTCCTGTTGAGCCGCTAGGATTCCAATTTAGTGAGGCTATAATGGCGGCTAATATGACGCGCGATGAGATACGTGAGAAGCTAGGGTTAATGGCAGAAAACACGGCTGTAAATGCGCCACAAACACAACAAGCCGCACCCGAAGTAAACGCAAATCTTGCGGCTATGACTGGCCGACAGTTTCAGCAACTTGAACGCATAAAAAGAAAGTATGAAGGCGGCAAACTTACAAGGGATCAGGCCGCTATGATGCTTAAAAATTCATTCGGTATATCCGATGCAGATGTAGCCTTATTTTTGGATGCAAATAAAGCGCAAAATTTTGAATCACAGGATGAAATTGATTTTGCAATCTTGAATGAATTTGAAAACATTTATGAGAATTTAAGCGATTTCGAAATTGTAAAAAAAAAGCCTTTTAGCGAAGCGGAATATTTTGCAGACGTTCCTGAATTAACGCAAATCGAAAGCAACGTTTTAGACTTAATAAA